GGGAGATCAATATAAATTTAGACCAAATAAAAATCAAGTCTCACTAAAGGATTTTTGTTTTTTTAAAGGAGCTGATATAGTTATAGGCGCACACCCTCACGTAGTCCAATCGTCTTGTTGGTACAAAAATAATGATAAATATGTTGCATACTCCCTTGGTAATTTTGTTGCGTATCAACCTCAGCCACATACTTCTAAAGGGATGACTGTAAAGATAGATATCAGTAAAGATAAAATTGAAAATGTAAAAGAAAGTATGATTGCCTCTAGACTATATCCAATTAGTCTAGACCCTTATGTAGAATATATTAGTAAATTTTCTCAAGCAGTAAAAGATACACACATTAAAAATAAATTAGGTGAAGTTGATGTTTTCATTCCTCAACAAGAAATTAATCAAAAAAATAAACTTATAACTTCTGGTTTACAAGGGGATGAACCAGCTGGACCAATGGCATTATTGAAGTGGGTTCAGTCCAATAAGGCACCTTCAAATATTTTTTTTATACCAATATTGTCTGCTGAATCGTATGTTAACAAAACACATTTTGATAATTCTGGTCAGAATGTAAATTTGCAAATACCACACAATCCATCATATGAAATAGAAGAACTAATAAATCCAACTTTGCTTCAAAAAATGTCTTCTGGTGGATTTCTTTCATGTCAAGAAGACCCTAATAGAGATGTAAGCTATTTAATGGTATGGAAACATAATGAAGGATTAATTCAAGACTTTTTAGAAATTCTTGAAGATAATTTTAAAATACGAGGTGATGGAGTTAGAACGACAGACGTTATTGAAGATAATACTACTATAGGAAATTATTGTGCAAAATTAGGAGCCCCAGTTTCTATAACTACTGAGACTCCAATAATAAATACAAGTATCACTAAACGAATTGATGCTCAGGTATCAATGATAACCAAATTTGTAGAGTACGATGGAAAAGTTTAAGACCTTCATAACAGAAGCAAAAGAAGAAAAGTATCGTATTCTTGTGATTTCTGCTGAACCAGATAAAAAGGAATTGTTTCATACTGCACAAAGATTTGTGGATGAAACTAAAAAATCCGGCCATCAGGTTTATGTTGTGAAAGTTGAAGGCGCAATTATCAGCTATGATAACAATATATATAAAATATATAATGTTGATGATAAAGAAGGATTTGAAATAAGTTCTAGTGATACTGTTGTCATTGTTCGTGGTTCTGTTCGATTAAAAAAGAGTTATTTAGATTTGCTCAGTCGATTAGAAAAGATTGGCGTTTGCATGGTTAATAGTCGAGAAACAATTGAAATATCGGCTGACAAATACAGGACATATGTTAAGTTACAAGATTTCGGTTTGACGCAACCTAAGACTGTTCTTATTCCCAATGCAGACACTTGGAAAGTTGCTCTTGAATCATTAGATAGCAAGTTTCCAATTATTATGAAAACTCTGGAAGGCTCAAAAGGCGTTGGTGTTCTTTTTGTTGAATCAGAACGTCAGATAGAATCTTTAGTACAATTACTTTACAACCAAAACGAAAATATAGATTTATTAATTCAAGAATATATTAAAACTGATGGTGATATACGAGTTATAGTTTTGGGTGGTAAGATTATAGCTTCCATGAAACGAGAAGTTGTAGAGGGTGACTTCAGATCGAATGTTTCTCAAGGAGCAAAGGTTAAAGAATATCCCCTAACAGAATTAGAAGTAGAACAATGCTTGTTAGCTGCAAAAGCAATTGATGGTTCTTGGACAGCTGTTGATTTTATTCCTTCAAAGAATCCTAAAACAAAGCCCCCATATATTTTAGAAGTAAATCATTCACCAGGCACAGAAGGTATTGAAGAAGCAACTAATAAAAATATAGTGAAAGAAGTAATTGATTTTTATTCTAATCCAGATAATAGATATGCTGTATCTACTCAAGTTGGTTATTTTGAAATTGTTAATATAAAACCGTTTGGTGATGTTGTTGCTAAATTTGATACAGGTAATTCAGCTTCGGCCCCGACGATTCATGCAGACAAGATTGAAATTAAAGGTAAAAAAATTACTTGGACATATAAAGATAAAACAATTACAAGCAAACTTCAAAGAGTAGCAAAGGTTGATGTTGGTGGATTAAACAATTATACAGAAGAAAGATATGCCATTTTGTTAGATGTAGAATTTGCTGGATCAGTATATAAAAATGTTGAGTTTTTATTAGACGATAGAGAAGATAGAAGCCCAATATTGCTTAATAGAAAAACAATGCGAATGTTGAATGTCATGGTTAACCCACAAAGAAAATATATCGTTACAACCAAATATGTCCTTGACAAATAACTTCAAAGGTGATATAGTCTTACTATGGACTTTTATACTAATGTGATACAATGGGGAAACAATCTCCTTGTTCGTGAAATTAAGAATGGTCAACGAACTAATTCCAAAGTTCGATATTCCCCTACACTTTATGCGCCTGTAAAGAAATCAACTCCATACAAGAATCTTGATGGTGGTTATGTTACTGATTTAAAATTCTCCACCATAAAAGAGGCTAAAGAGTGGGTTGATACTATGAAGAGTCAACCTGGCCTAGTGTATGGGAATACACAATATCCTTATACCTATATCTCTGATACTCATAAAGGCAAAGTGGATTGGGATTTGGAGAAGCTTCTTATTGTTACTATTGACATTGAAGTTCAATGTGAAAATGGGTTTCCTTCTCCAGAAGAAGCGGCAGAAGAACTTCTATCCATAACAATCAAAAATCATCAAACCAAGCGTATTGTGGTTTGGGGTATTGGTGAATTTAAGAATGACCGTGATGATGTAACATATGTAAATTGTGAAAGTGAAGTTCATCTGTTAAAAGAGTTTCTTGTCTTTTGGGAAAAGTATTATCCAGATATTGTTACAGGTTGGAACTCTGAATTTTTCGATATTCCATACATATGCAATCGTATCAGGAATCTATTTGGTGAAGATAAACTAAAACGTCTATCGCCATGGGGCGGAGTAAGAGCTCGTGAAGTATATCAGATGGGCAGAAATCATCAGGTATATGATATACAAGGTATCGCTGCACTGGACTATTTTGATTTGTATCGCAAGTTTACATATTCGGCTCAGGAGTCTTATCGACTAGACTATATCGCAAAGATTGAATTGGGTGAACAAAAAACTGGTAATCCTTTTGAAACTTTTCGTGAATGGTATACAAAGGATTATCAATCATTTATTGAATATAATATCAATGATGTTGAGCTTGTCGATAAACTAGAAGACAAAATGCGTCTTATTGAATTATGTTTGACTATGGCTTATGATGCTAAGGTTAACTATACAGATGTATTGGGCACAGTCCGTTATTGGGATGTTTTGATATACAATTATTTGCGTGAGAAAAATATTGTTATTCCGCCAAAACTCAAATCAGAAAAGTATGACAAATATGAGGGGGCATATGTAAAGGAACCTCTTATTGGTATGCATAATTGGGTGATGAGTTTTGATTTGAATTCTCTGTATCCACATTTAATTATGCAATATAATATTTCACCAGAAACACTTATTTCTGATTGTGAGAAACAAGATGGATTAGTAGATAAAATTCTTGACGGTAAAGCTAAAAATAATACAGAGTATTGCATGACACCTAATGGTGCATTTTTTAGAAAAGACAAACGAGGGTTTTTACCTGAAATGATGGAGACTATGTACAATGATAGAGTTAAATTTAAAAGACTTCTGCTTGAAGCTAAGCAAAAGTATGAAGACACTAAAGACCCACAGCTCCTCAAAGATATATCTAGATACAACAATGTCCAAATGGCAAAGAAGATATCTCTCAATTCGGCGTATGGTGCTATTGGGAATAATTGGTTTCGCTATTTCGATCTTATGGTTGCTACTGCAATTACAACGTCTGGTCAATTATCTATTCGATGGATTGAAAAGTCTCTTAACATCTACCTTAATAAAATCTTGGACACAAAAGATAAAGATTATGTTATCGCATCTGATACCGATTCGGTTTACATTACTTTTGACACACTGGTTAGTAAAGTGTTTGGAGAAGGAGCGTCAACGGAGTCTATTGTCACCTTCTTGGATCGGGTTGCAAAAGAGAAGTTGGAACCTTTTATTGGCAAAAGTTATCAAGCTCTTGCTAAGACTATGAACGCATACGAACAAAAGATGGAGATGGGGCGAGAGGCAATTGCTGATAAGGGTATCTGGACTGCCAAGAAAAGATATATTTTAAGTGCATGGGATATTGAAGGGGTTAGATATAAAACTCCCCAATTTAAAATTATGGGCATTGAGGCAGTTAAAAGTTCTACACCGTATGTCTGTAGAGAAAAGATTAAGGATGCGTTGAACATTATAATGACTGGCGATGAGAAGATGTTAAATACATTCATACAAGATTTTAGAGAGGAATTTATGAAGTTGTCACCAGAAGAAATTGCATATCCTCGTTCTGTAAATGGACTTAAAAAGTTTTCATCTTCTGATGGTCTTTTTGCTAAAGGAGCTCCTATTCACTGTAAAGGTGCTATATTGTATAATCATTTATTGAAGAAACATAAATTGACAAACAAATATCC